TTGCTCTGAGTTGAACTTTGCCTGCGACAAGGAAAACGTATGTAACTTATGGGAGCTTGGCATTCCTGTCTCTGATGGCATGAACTCAGAAAAGAACCCAAGTGACGATGGAAATCAGAGGGACATCCTCTAATGTTCAAAAGAGAAGCTGGGCGCTGGTTACGGTCTGCCCTTCTACCGTATCGCACCGTGCATGCTTCCCACACTGGCACTGATGCGCCGCGCCCAGCTTCACCCAAGGGGTTGTAGATGACAAAGCCAAAAGTCTATCAACGTAAGATGAAGGATGGTCGTATTGGTTTGTTTACGGCTCCTGAAGGAGAATCTGGCACTTTTCTTGGTTACGCTAAGACAACGCCCCCAAAGGAAGGCGAAACTCTAGCCTCACAAATCGGCATGTATGAAGATGGTGGCGGTGTGTTTGGCGCTTTTGATGCACCGACTGCAAGCTCTACTATGTTTGAAGCGTTATCTGGCAAAACCAACATGTTCAAAGATCCTATGGGTAGTAAAACTCTAGGCGCTGTTAACCGTGCCATTGTCGGCGCTCCTATTGATGCAATTGATCTTATAGGCCGTGTTGGTGATACAGCTTTGCGCGGCGTTGCATCTGGCGCGAGTAAGCTGGCGCAGGGTCTTGGCATGGGCGAGGGCATGGCTGACAGGCTGAAAAGAGATGTCTACGGCCTTGGTATTGCCGCATCTACTTTAGCTCCGACAGCCGCTCCAAGACCGCGTGGAAAATCAAACAAGGCTTTGGTTATTGAAGCCCAGAAAGATAAGGTTAAGTCTCCGGTTGCCAAGCAGAAGCTTGATGAGGATCTGGAGATGGAAGCAATCAACGATGCTCTGAAAGACGCATATCTGGATCTGGATGACACATTGTCATTTCAGTCTTTTGACGACATAGCGATTACCACCGAAGATTTTGGCGATGTTCTGACCAACAACTTTGCTGGTTTTAGGGGCGAGGGCAAGAGTCGTGGTGAGGCTATGGCTGATGCCATTAAGATGACTCAAGATGATTTTAATGTCGTTATTGATCGTCCGATACAGGACAAGATTTTCGCCCGTCTTGATGATGACTATGATTTTGGTGTAAAAAGAGCATTGAACCGCCGTGAGAAAGCAGCGGCGAACAAGGCCGCGTTAGAGGCTGAACTGGCTAAAGCTAGAAATGTTAACAATCCGATACGCACAGTTAACATAGATGAGGCCACGCGGATGCAAAACGAGATTAGTGGCATGGGCATACCACAACCAACGCCGCAGAAGCCAGCGCTTACTGTTATTGAAGGCGGTCAGCCTTCAAAAAAAAAATTAAGTGACGATTTCAGAAAAGAATTTGCTTATGATGTGTATCATGGGCAAAGAGATCCAGAAATTTCTACAGGCGTTGTCAAAACGAAAGACGGTAGAGAGATTCTTGTGGAAGATGCCACGGGTGAATATGGCGGCATCAACGCATTTGAGTCTTCAACTGACAAATTCCCCGGCATACACCCATCTGATCTTGGTACATGGGTTAGTGAATCAAGAGATGTAGCAAATTATTTTGCTGGTGACACAGGCGCTGTTTATCCATTAAAAATGCGTATGAAAAGGCCCAAGAAATACGAAACATATGAAGATATGGAAGAAGCCTTTAGTCAATTTGACGATAGCGAATCTTTTGTCAATCATCTGAAAAAACAAGGGCATGATGGTATTGAAATTATAGAGAGTTTTACAGACATACCTGAGTATAGAACTGACTATGTGGTATTTGAGGGCAATCAATTACGGTCAAAAAACGCTAGGTTTGATCCCGAAAAAAGGTCTTCCAGAAACATAACTTACAAACAGGGCGGAATGGTGTATAATCCGTTTAAACAGGGTATTGGAGCTATATAATGGCTGTTGAAAAAGGAATAGGTGCAGGCGGAGACGCTATGACACCGCAGGAACAGGCAGAGATTGATGTAATTGATTTTCCTGCACAGCCCGGCATTGCCGAGATGGAAGACGGTTCAGCTATCGTTGGTGAGTTGATGGAAGAAGAGGCGATGATGGCAGAGGATGTGCCGTTTGACGCTAACCTTGCAGAATTTATTGATGAGTCTGATCTCGCTGTGATTTCATCTGATCTTGTGGGAGAGATTGAAGATGACATGTCTTCACGCGAGGATTGGGAAGATACATACAAGCGCGGTATTAATCTTCTTGGCATGAATTACGAGGAGCGCAGCCAGCCGTTTGAAGGCGCGTCTGGCGTTGTGCATCCACTGCTTGCTGAGTCTGTCACACAGTTTCAAGCTCAAGCATATCGTGAAATGCTTCCTGCTGGTGGTCCTGTTCGCACACAAGTGATTGGCGCTGACACGCCTGAAACATCACAGCAGGCACAGCGCGTAAAAGACTACATGAATTACATGATCACTTATGAAATGGAAGAGTATGATCCAGAAACGGATCAGATGCTGTTTTATTTACCGATCATTGGTTCAACCTTTAAGAAGATTTACTTTGATCCTTTGTTGCAACGCGCTGTTAGCAAGTTCGTGCATGCAGAAGACTTGGTTGTGCCATACAGCGCGACTGATCTTTTAACATCACCGCGTATTACTCATGTGATCCGCATGGACAAAAACGAAGTTCTAAAGCTTCAGCTTGCTGGTTTCTACAGGGATACAGATCTGCCTTCTGGGATTGATCCTGAAGATTACAGCGAGGTTCAGGAGTCAATTGATAAGGCGCAAGGCGTACAATTGTCCGGCTCTGGTTCGGAAGAGATGACGCTGTACGAAGTTCACACCTCTCTGGATATCCCCGGCTTTGAAGATATGGACGCCGAAGGTGAGCCAAGCGGCCTGAAGCTACCATATGTTGTGACCATTATGGAGTCTACAGGCGAGATATTGTCTGTGCGCCGCAACTATGATGAGCAAGATCCTTTGATGCGCCGTAAGGCATATTTTGTTCATTATAAGTTTTTGCCCGGACTTGGCTTCTACGGCTTTGGCCTGACACACATGATTGGTGGGTTGTCACAGGCATCTACCAGCATTATGCGTCAGTTAATTGATGCTGGCACGTTGTCTAACCTGCCCGCTGGATTTAAGGCGCGTGGCGCTCGTATTCGTGACGAAGATGAGCCGCTACAGCCCGGTGAGTTCCGTGATATTGATGCGGCTGGCATGGATATTCGTCAGTCGATTATGACATTGCCGTTCAAAGAGCCTTCAGCGACTCTGTACAGCCTTCTAGGTTCGCTTGTGGACGCAGGACGCCGCTTTGCGTCTATGGCTGACATGAAGGTAGGTGAGATGGGCGGAGAGACGCCTGTTGGCACCACAATGGCGATTATGGAACGTGGCACAAAAGTGATGAGCGCCATTCATAAGCGCTTACATTACTCACAAAAGCAGGAATTTAAGCTTCTTGCTAACGTGTTCGCCAGATTCATGGCTCCTGCCTATCCATATGCTGTACCGGGCGCACCGCCTGAGATCAAGCAGATGGATTTTGATGACAGAATTGACGTTCTGCCTGTGTCTGACCCAAATATCTTCTCTATGTCACAGCGTATTGCTTTGGCACAGACACAATTACAGCTTGTTCAGTCTAATCCAGAGATTCATGGCGGTCCAAAAGGCTTGTATCAGGCGTATCGCAAGATGTATGAGGCGCTTGGCGTTACAAACATTGATGCAATCCTGCCTGCTCCGCCAGAGCCTATGCCGATGAACCCTGCCAAGGAAAATCAAGAGGCTTTGCGTAACCAAAGACTGCAAGCGTTTCCACAGCAGAACCATCAGGCGCACATTGAGGCGCATTTAGCGATGCTGTCTACGCCAGTAGCACAGGCAAACGCTAATATTGTTATGACATTGCAAGGACACATTTCAGAACACATTGGAATGATGGCTGAAATGCAGGCGCAACAGGAAGTCATGGAGCAAATGTCTCCAGAAGCGCAAATGATGATGCAACAGAACCCACAGATGATGCAACAAGTTCAGATGGAAGTTGAAAACCGTGCCGCAGAGCTGGCTGGTGAGCTTACTGAGCAATATGCACAAGCAGTTGCTCCTGCTGATACAACTGATCCGTTGGTAGCTATCAGGCAGCAGGAGCTTTCCTTACGCGGCGCAGAGATACAGGAACGTGCGCGGCAGTTTGAAGAAAAACAGCAATTGGAACGCGAAAAAGAGCGTAACGATGTCCTAATCAATCAACAGCGCATTGATCTCAGCGAGGAAGCAAACCAAGAAAAGGTTCGTGTAGCTGAAGAGCGCATTCAGACCCAGCGCGATATAGCTGCGGCAAACTTACGGAGTAAAATGCAATGAGCGCCAGTTCAATTAATCGCAAGGTAGCCGAGGTAGAAAAGGCTAAGAAAGTGGAGCGCAGAAATGCCCTTGAAAAAAGGAACCAGCCAGTCAACGATAAGCCAAAACATATCGAAGCTGAGATCAGAAGGGTACCCGCAGAAACAAGCGGTAGCGATATCCCTGTCATCAGCCAAGAAGTCCAAGAAAAAAAGCCAGTTGAAAAAAAGAGCATCTTCAAAAAGAAGAAAGCCGCAAAGAAAAGCTGAAGGCGGCGTAATTAAGTCGTTTTCGCCTATTGCTAGGCCGCAAAGGTTCCAAGGAGTGTTTTAATGAGTGGTAAAAAAGATACACCGCCTTTAAAAGACGTTTTAGCTGGCCTTGAAGATGAGCAACTGGAAGCCTTGAAGGAGGCTATTAAAGCAGGAAAGAAAGGATACACTTATGATCACAAAACTGGTCAATATGGGTTTAAAATGCGTAAAGGTGGCCTTGTTGCCCGTGGTATGGGCGCTGTCTTGCGTAATAAGCCTTTTAAAATCCGTTGAGGAATGGCTCAACAAGATCATTGAAAAGGATCTGGACTTTTGACGGTTGATAAGTTCCTTGAGTGGAAAATATTACCGAGATTTATGATGCTGGTCAGCACAGCCATGTCATGGCGCTGTGCTGAGTGGTTTATGGCTATTGAAACACCGACTGCTTCCCAGTCGGCGTTTGTTTCTGTCGTGATGGGCGTTATGACAGGCGTTTTTGGCATATGGATGGGGCATGAGCATAAACCTGTCTCCAAAAAAGATGTTTAAGGTTATTGTCTTAGCATGCAGCGTTGCGATACCTTCAGATTGTTGGGAATATCACGATACAAGAGGGCCTTACAAAACATATGAGCAATGCACTGAACGTGCATACGTTATGGGAAACGATATAGCCTCCATACATGAAGGAAGGCTTATGCCTAAAGCTTATCGTTGTGTGGCGCTAAAAGGGACTGAATTATGATTCAAGCTTTGATTGGTCCGGTTACAGGAATACTGGACAAGTTTATTGAAGACAAAGACCAAAAGAATAAGTTGGCGCATGAAATCGCTACGATGGCTGAAAAGCAGATGCACGAAGCCAACATGGGTCAAATAGAAATAAATAAAGCCGAAGCCCAGCACAGAAGCATATTTGTGGCGGGTTGGAGACCCTTCCTTGGCTGGGGCCTAGCCTTTGCCATGATATGGCACTTTGTTTTGGCTCCTATGATTATTTTTGGTTTTGCATACGCTGGCATGGAAGCGCCACGGTTGCCTGCATTCGATATGGACAGCTTAATGACTGTTCTGTTAGGAATGCTTGGTTTAGGCGGTCTTAGGACTGTAGAAAAAGTTAAGGGCTTGACAAAGTAATGGATGGGCTACAATTAGCTGAGTATCTTTTAAAGGACATACGTCAACATAAAGCTGATTTAACGCAGCGCTTGGCGGATGGTTCGATAGGCGGCATGGACGACTATCGGTTCATAGTGGGGCAGATACGCGGAATGACCTACTCTGAAGATTTGATCAAATCCGCGATGAAAGGCATTGAGCTAGAGGATGGCTAAAAAACTATTCGTCCCTGAGAGGATGGCTAAAAAACCTGAAGTCAGCGAATTACCAGCGGCTATCAAAAAAGGGTTTAATCAACCCGAAGATCCAAACCAAAAGAACACAGAAGACCCATCACAGATGGATCTTTCTGCTATTGAGCGACTGCCACAGCCTGTTGGTTATCGCTTGCTTGTTATTCCCTATTACATGAAGCAGAAGTCGGCTGGCGGTATTATTATCCCAGATTCAGTTCGTGAGCGCGAAAGCTTTGCAACTGTTGCCGCTTATGTCGTTAAAGTCGGTCCTGACGCATACGCTGACGCAAACAAGTTCCCGTCAGGAGCTTGGTGCCATGAGAAATCATGGGTATTAATGGGAAGATATGCAGGTAATAGGTTCAAAGTTGATGGTTTAGAGGTAAGACTTATCAATGACGACAATATTATAGCAACAATACTTGACCCAGCAGATATTTCATATGTATAGTGTGGGAGACATGAATATGAGCGAAAACCAAGAAGCTATGGCAGAAGATCAGCAGGAAACTGTGTCTTTTGATTTTGACGATGACAACAATGTTGCATCGTCTGAAGGCATTTCTACATCTTCTGAAAAAAGTGAAACCCGAACAATTGTTCGTGATTCTGAAGAAGGGGCTGATGAAGGGGAGCTAGAGAACTACAGTGAAAATGTTCAAAAGCGCATTAATCAGCTAACGGCAAAGCGTAAGCAGGCCATTGAGGAAGCCGAGGCTGCTTACGCATACGCCCAGCAGGTGCAGCAACAGAACGAGGAGATGAAGAAAAAACTCTCCGATCTGGACAAGGGCTACATCAGCGAATATGGGTCACGCATTGAAAGCCAAGGTCAGGCGGCTCAACGCATGTTGCAGGAGGCATATGATGCTGGCGACATGGGTAAAGTTGCAGAGGCGCAAAAGGTTATTGCAAAGCTTGCTATTGAAGAGGAGCGTTTGCGTATTCAAAAGGCTCGTTCTGAGTCTGCTGAAGT